GCCTGGCGCTGCTGCCTTCTCTCTCGGTTTCCACGTTCTCACCTGGTACATGCCAGCGCCTGTGGCTGTACTCTTCCACATGCTCTGGAATGCCATGGTCGTGCTGGTGCGAGTTGGGCAGCAGATGAGCATTGTCTCACGCAGCCTTTCGCTGCTCGGTTGGCGTGGTTGCCTTGCCGGGACCGTTGGCGCCTGCACAGCCCTCGCATACTACTACCGAGGCTGGCTTCGCAGTCTCGCCTGGTGGGCCATTTCTCGCTTGCGGCGCTCTCCACCTGACCCCAGCTCCCTTGTGACCTTGGCAGCCGACCGTTATGCCAAGTACCGCGAGGCGATTCCGGAGTCGTCCTACCACGTCACTCCTGTGCCCGGGCTGCGCTTGCCCAGCACTGATGTTGCTTCTCACACCCTTGCGAACCTCAATCCCGTCATCGATGCCAATGCCGTGTACACAGACCGGCCGTGCCTCGCTGGCGAGGAGAAGCAGGATGCCCTCCAAGCCGTTGGTGTGGTCTGCCTTGACAGGCCGCCATCGCTCAGTGCCTCCACGCACGACAATGAGCTCATTGCCCTCAAGAAGCGGCAGGCTGTTCCACGGGAGCCCATTGGCGAGGAGGCAGGCCTCGTCTTGGCTCGTTTCCTCGACCGCTGGCTCACTGACGCATGGCCCCAGCACCAGCAGCCCGCCCACCTCGGCCCCTTCGAGCACTGGGTGGTGCGCTTCCCTCGGCAGAAGCAGATCAATCTTCGCATCGCCTGGTCCCTCTACAAGACAGAAGGCATTTTGCCCGGTGATTATAATATCGCCGCATTCGTCAAGAAAGAGAAGGTCAGCAAGATCGACTTCATGCCCTTTGAGGGCTACGACCCCCGCTGCATTTCCTCGCGTACCGACAAGTTCAACGTTGCGACTGGGCCGATGTGCTTCAGCTTTTCCAAGTGGCTGCGAGCCATGTGGAACCCAAGTGCTCATTTCTTCTACACCTCTGGCTCCAACGCGGCGGATATCGGGCAGTGGCTTACCGACCAGCTTGATGCCACGCCGCACGACTGCCTCCTGTACTTCATTGACTTTGTCCGTCTTGACGGGCATTTGCAGTTTGAGCACCTCCTCCCGCGCCTCGGCCTTTACAAGCGACTTTTCCCCCAGAGCGACGCCCCCGGCATCCTTTACCAATCAGCCAAACGGTCCAAGCTCTCCATGCCTCATGGGCCGGCGATCAGTGTCCGTGGCACGAGGACCTCAGGCGATGGCGACACGAATTCAGGCGACACCCTTGATTGTGCCATGCTCGTCGAGAAGGCGGCGGAGGAAGCCACTCCCGGCGCGATCTCCCGCGTTTGGACTGACGATTCCCCCCCTGTCTGTCGCTTCATGGGCACTGGCGATGACAGTGTGGTCGTCACGTCCACCGACACTGACCCCAAGCTGTTTCAGGCTTCGCTTGAGATCGGCTGGGGCATGCCCATCGAGCTGACCTGCGTCCCCTTCAATGAAGATGCCCTTGACCAGGCGGAGTTCTGCAGCGCCCTCTTTTGGCCGGTGGTGCCGACCGTGCGCAATCTCGAGCCCGGTATTGAGCTGGCCGTTGGAGCTGTTTACGGACCGCCCTGCCGCCGCCGGGTTCTTGGACCCAAGCCCGGGCGGCTCCTTGCGCGCCTTGGCTGGGACATCACCGGGACCATGCAACCTGCGGCCTTTATGCGCGGTGTTGCATTGGGACTTCGCGACGACGTGGCCCATGTCCCTTTCGCTCGCGAGTTGATTGAGGCAATTCTTCGTGTCACCGATGGCCTTGAGGCCAAGGTGATCGTCGAGCCCCACCACTACCACGTTGACCGGCGCTATGAGCGTGATCCTGTTTCCACCTGGGTCATGACCTACTCGCGCTACGGCCTTGGAGAGGCCGATTGTGCGACGTTCGTGCGCCAACTTCGTGAGATCAAAACCCTCCCAACCGCCGTGTCCTCAGCAGTGATTCGGCGGCTTGTCGAGGTCGACCTTGAGTAGGACTGGGGGGAGTGCGCCTCCCCCCAACCAACTCTCGTGTGTGTGACTTAATTTCCATGGTGAACCTTTGCAG